AGAGGAGTAGTTAAACCAGATAAAGATGTAATATCTGTATTAGAGCCTGATCTAGCAGCTACTAAGTTTGCTCTAGCAGTATCTGCAGTAGATGCACCTGTACCGCCATCAGATACTGGTAAATCTGTACCAAGGACAATGCCACTAGTAAATGTTTGAGCTTGTGCAAAGGTATTAGTAGAATCTAATTGTGGAAAGTTTTGAAGATCAACAGCTGTTAATCGTAGCTCTACTTTATCACCTGCAATAAATGAAGCAGCAGCAGTATTGTCTTGACCACGAACAATAGTAAATGTGTCTGTTGACCTAGCAGTTACTTTAACAATTTCAATAATAGTACCAGCAATATTGCTTAAGGTAGTATAAAAGTATTCTGATCCTGCTAATGTTGGAAATAAAGCTCCTGTACCCGCAGCTACTGTTAATGAAGTAACAGAACTATTGATTCCAGAAGCCAATGTAGTTGATGCATTATTGGTAAATCTATTAAGTGATGCCATAAAAATTATCCTATAGTTATAGTATTGATTGGTGATCCGTTAATTGACTCAGGTGTTGAAGGACTGAGTAATACAGCACTCAAGGTTGTTGTTACTGGGCTCGTTATATAAAGGTTGTATGGTGCTCTTACAACAGTTAAAAGTAAAGTTGCTATACTTGTTGAAAGATACTGACCTAATAAAGCTTGTGTTACTGCTATAAAACTATTAGCAGGTTCTGATCTTAACCACGGAGCTATCTGAGTATCTGCAATACCTCTTACAAAGTCTTGTGGTTGACGTATTTCCCAATCATGGTCACAACACATGAGACCATCCCAACGTTTCTTAAGTTTAGACGCTTTGTATTTACGTCCACAGACGTCACAAAGAGCTATCCAGTCTCCTTTATCGTATCTAGCAATGTAACTCAATTGAGTCTCCTAGACACTAAGTGGAGCAAGAATCTGTAAGTCAGCTAAAAGAACTAAAGTATTAGCAGAGGACGTAATTACCGTCATTTGAATACGATAGATTACTCCATCTAAACCACCATAAACTCTTTGAGCTGCTTGTTGACCACTAACTACAGGACTACCAAGAAGTATAGAAGTAGGGGATGCATCTGTACCAGAGACTACTAATGCAGTGCTAGTAGCACTCGTAATAGTCTCTCCTGTACCCATAGCTGGGGAAAAATCAAAAGTAAACTGTTCGTTTTCAGTAATTACTTTATATGAAAAAGCCGTAGGCATACCCTAAATCCTTAAGAATAAAAGACTTTTCTAATTTTAGAAGCGGCATATATTAATCTATTTAAAGGGAATTTTACAAAAGATATAGCACTTCTAATCATTGTAGCTGTAGAAGTGACTACTACTGTAAGAATCTTTCTTGCACCCTTAACTAATATAATACCACAATTTACCAGAATTGTCAATGGTTTTTGAATAGATTTTACTATAGTAGCTATTGAAGTAGAGATAACACTTAAAGTTCTATAGTAAAGTCTTTGAGCTAATAAAGTAACACTGTTTGTAACTGTAGCTAATAACTCTTTTAATAAAATTAAAGCTCTTGTCATAGTAGCAGTGGCTGTACTTAAAACAAGGTCTATTAGTTTATCTATTGCTTTAGTAATAGTAACAGTTGAGTTAACAGTAACTAAAAATACATTAGGCCCTAACACATCTTTTCTAATAGAATTTAAAGCTGTTGATGCAGCCGTAATAGATCTATAAAAGAAAAAGTTAGTAAAGATTGATGAATTACTTGAAACTGCACCCGTAGCTTGAGCATTAATTGTACTTGTATTTAAAGCATTACCATTAAGAGCACCTGTACCTACAAAGAACCTAGATGCAACTACTAAGAGTTGAGAGAGTCCTTTATAAACACTAGCAGTAGTTGATACAATAACACTTAAAAGTAAAGTTACAATACCTTGAGAAACAATGCTAGGACTAACGGTAGCATTGACTGTTAACAGCTGAGTGTTAAAAACACTAGCAGTACCATTAACAGCCGCTACGTTAATTGCCGATTGATTAATAGCCATAGTATTGGCTCCTAATCAGGTTAACTAAATTGTACTTTAATTGTAAACTGAATACTATCGCCAGAAGTTAAGCTAATAGTAGAAAAGTCACCTTTAACAAACAAGTTACCTGATGTAATAGCATCAAACAAACCAGCATTAGTGATTGATAATGAACCACCTGCAGTTTGTGTACCTACAACTTGATATGTATCACTTGTTGTAGTTGTTGTTTGTTGTGTTGATGTACCTAAAACTCTAGTACCAACTTCTGTAAATAAAGTAGTATCAGTAGCAGCAGTTGTACCTGCACCTGTACCCCAAGCAACGTAGGAAGGTTCAGTTCCAGAGCCTTTGATACGGTTTGTAACTACAGCCTTACCTGTGTTTACTAATAGTGTAGCCATTTTTTAATTCTCCATAAAATACGTTTAAGTGGGTTCTTGTGCCAATATTGAATTGTTCCAAGATTTTCAATAGTTCCGTCTGCTCTTGTAATAATAGCAGAGATCTCCATTTGTTTTACTTTAGCATCAGAAGCTATCATGATAAGTTCCTTAGTTTATAAAGTGTGCTTAAATATAATTCAACGATCTCATCAATGATGTTTTGAATTGCTGATCTAGTAGTAGCAGTTTTACGTAACTCGTCAATTGTTGTAAGTTGTTTTTCTAAAAATACATCAATTGGGTAATTAGGCATTTTTGCATATAAAGGGATCTCTCCTAAAAGGCCTTGATCCCCTTGGTATGCTTCTGCTAATTTATCTGCTAACTCAATAACGTCATCATAGAAATGACCAAGAGCTTTGTGTTGAGCATAGCTCTTAGTTTTTAAATGTTCAATGTGCGTAACATTACGTGCAAAGAACAATAATCCTATGATATCTTCCATGTTAACTCCATTGTTTAATACATTCAATTAATAAGCTGAATGATAATGAGCCTGATGAATAACCGTCTGTATCATATAAAACTTTACCAGTCACACCTGCACCAGCATTGTTTTGTAAGAAACCGATATGTTCTCCCATTACAAATCCCCTACCTACAAACCTCCAGATAGGTACATCTGCTGTGGCATCCCAATAAAGGTTAACAGCTAAGCCATCTTCTACGTCATAAGTGACTTTTTTAATTGCTACTTTAGTAGGTTGTTGTGAGTTTAAACCTGAAGCATTAACTGCAGCAACAAGTGCTGGGTCAATTAATGTAGCTAAACTTACGTTACTTGTATCTAAAAGACCTACTAACTTAACAACTAAATTACGTTCACTATCAACTAACGTTTGAATCTGAACTGAATTAGCCATGTTATTCTCCTATTATCTTGTAATTTCAGTAGATGCTAGGATGTAATCAACAGTTAATGTATCGGTAGCTGTAGGAGTAATGTGCAGTGTTGGGCCTAAAGCAACACTAGTTAAAGTTGTGCCTGAAGTGCCAATTGTTGGAGCATCAACTCTAGCTACTAAAAGATTATTATTATAAACTAATAAATCTACACCATTAAAATAAAAACCTAATTCAAGGTATGTATCAGCCACTGCTGTTGCAACACCTGTTACTAATGTAGTTGCTGTAGAACCTACTGTAGAAACTAAATTAACTGATGTTGATGAAGCAGGTTTAGCAAACCATAAACCATCAGTTGTTGCTGATCCTTTTCTTAAACCTACATAGAATGCTTTAGTACCTGATACTGCTGAAACTTTAAATCTAGATTGGAACCACATAGCATTACCTGCAACAAAAGCAACATTAGTTGCTGTTTTATAAGCAGCTGATACTGTTGTTGTACCACCTGGTGTTAATATTGCAAGACCTCCATTACCATCTGTTAAAGCAAATGTTGAAGAAGTACCTGCTGCTGTATATTCTGCAACTGAGGTTGTAAAATCATTTGCATATTCAGCAACACCTGTTGAACGTGAACCACTTGAAGTAAATGGACTTGGTAATGGATAATCACCCATTAAATACTGTGCATCATTTGTAGACACACCATTTGAAAATCTTGTTGGATTTGACATAAAAATCTCCTTTGACGTTGTTATGTTTTTTAACAACGCTTATTTCTAAGCGTCATCAGAGAACAATAAATTATTTACCCTTTTTGACAGGTGGGCGTTTACCTTTTTTTTCTTGAATTGGGTATGACATATAAACTCCTTATATAAAGATGAGAGGGACGTTTTAAGCCCCTCTACCTTTAATTAAGTCCTAATTAAGGACCGTTAACACCGTAGATTGCACGTGGATCTGTCCAACCGAATGAATAACGCTCATAGCCTTTAGCTTTAGCATTCATTGTATCAAAATCATTGTCTTGATCAAATTGAATACCTACGCGGCTATAGTATTTCAAACCGTTTTGGATGTTAGTACGTACAAACCAAGCATTTGGTGATGTTAAGTAGTGATTCATTACGATACCTTCTGGTAAAGCATTTGTCGCTACTAAAACGTTCACTGCATTGTTTGCTGTTGATGGTGTGTATGCTGACTTAAGAATGCGATGTGCATTCCAGAAGTTTTGACGAGCAACAACTAAAGACTTCGGCATAACATTGATCAAAAGACCACGGTCATTTTGGAAACCCATAATTGCTGTTAATGCATCTTCTAAAGAAGCTTCTGATAAATCAGCTGCAACTGTAGGAGCATTAGCAAAAGTACCACCTGTTGTATTAGGGTGTGCTGTGTTACATAAAGAAACACCGTCACCACCTAAGTATGTACTGTTAAATGCACGGTTGTAGATATTAGCACCAACGTTTTCTTTCGTTTGACGGAAAGACATTGCTAATGCAGCAGATCTACGACGTGATACTTGTTCATACAAGTTGTCATCTAACTCTTCTTTTGTTACGATATAACCCAAAGCGTAAGCAATGTGTGTATAACGTGTTGTGAAACCTTGAATTTCTGAATCGTATGCAACGCCAGAACCTTCGGATTTAACTGGAGCTAAACCGAAACCTGTAAGTTGAACATCTTCTTCATAATTCATTGATGATGTGTCGCTATCAAACAATTTAGAATATTCTTCTTCATGTTCGTCATAGACTTGACCCCACCATGCTTTGATCCCAGGCCATAGAGCCTTTGGATGTGAAGCAGTTGTAATAATACCAGCCATGTTATATTCTCCTAATTATTAAGCAGTGCCAACTGGGTTGAGGAATTGATGCTTATTCCATTTTACCAATGTTTGAGCATAAGCACCAGGAGCATTATTAACTGCTTGAACTAGGCCAATGATTTGTAATGGTAATGCTAATGAACCAGAAGATCCAATAGCTAAGAAAGAAGAAGCATTTAATACTGTGCTTGATTGCGGAGCTGATTGAGCAAGAGATGTTTGGTTAGCTGTAATAGTCATACCAGCATTCTTGAATACGTCAGCAGCAGCTACACCTGTAGCATCACCAGTTACTTGGAAAATAACATTCGGATCATCAACTACGTAAACATAGCGAAGACCTGAGTTAAGTGGTAAGTAAATTGTGTTTAATGCCAATGTTGTACCTACAAGAGATACGCTTGGATCTGATACACGGATACCAACGATAACACCAACTGGTGTATCAGTAGAAGCCGCTTTTGTTACATAAGGTAC